GCTGATACTCAGCTACTTGTGTTCGATGACGTAAACAAAAACTTTGACTTCGAAAGGTTGTTCAGTATTATCACTGAAGGTATAACACTTGAGAAGAAGAATAAGGACGAGATACACATACCGTTTGAACGATCACCGAAGATTATTATCACAACGAACTATGCCATCAAGGGTGACGGTAACTCGTTTGAGAGACGTAAGTGGGAGCTTGAGTTCGCTCAGTACTACCACAAGGACTTTACTCCAGAGTCAGAGTTTGGCCACCAGTTATTCACTGAGTGGGATGCAGAGGAGTGGGCTAAGTTTGACAACTACATGATTGCTAACCTACAGATGTATCTCAAGAGGGGACTTCGTAAGGCGAAGTTCAAGAACCTACGTGAACGTAAGTTTATTGCTCAGACTGATTACAACTTCTACGAATGGTGCGCAGACAAGGATAACCACATGACCAAGAGTCACGCTGAGAATCCAGGTAACTCGATTTACTACAACTTCGTAGAGCAGAACCCTGACTATGGTCCACGAGGTAAGCTCGCTATACCTCTGACAAAGTTCTACAAGTGGTTGGACTTATGGGGAGACTTTAAGTACAACTGTAAGCCTCACTCGTACAGATCAGCGGCAGGTAAGATGATTAGGTTTGATGTAAAGTATGACGAACAATCTAAAATGTTTTAATTATGAGAGTATTAGTAGCATGTGAGGAATCACAAACAATAACGAAAGAGTTCAGAAAATTAGGTCACGAAGCATTCAGCTGTGATTTGCTTCCTTGTAGTGGAGGACATCCTGAATGGCACTATCAATGCGATGTATTTGAAGTGATAGATAAAGGATGGGATTTAATGATTGCACATCCTCCATATACTTTCTTAGCAGGAAGTGGAGCGCAATGGTTGTCTCATCCAGAAGACAAAGAACTTCCATTTGATGATAGGAGGCCTCATCCTAAATATCCTAACAGAAGACAAGATATGATTGATAGTGTTGAATTTGTTAAAGCTTTATATAATTCAGATATTAAACATATAGCTATTGAAAATCCAGTTGGGCTTCTTAGTAGCAAATGGAGAAAAGCTGATCAAATTATTCAGCCGTATATGTTTGGTGATGAGGCAACTAAAACAACATGTTTGTGGCTTAAGAATCTACCTCATTTGTTGCCTACTAAAATTGTAGGTAAAGGAGAAAGAACTGTTTTTGCTTCTGGAAAATCACATCCTAAATGGTATGCTGACGCATTAAAAAATGCTAAAACAAAAGAAGAAAGACAAACATTAAGAAGCAAAACCTTTCAAGGAATAGCAGAAGCTATAGCTAACCAATGGGGATCGATATGAAACAGCTACGCGAATATCAATCATCTGGAGCACAGAAGGGTCTAGAGATACTCAACATGTACAAGATTCTGTACATGTCATTCGAGGTGAGGACAGGAAAGTCAGCTACTTCTATGGAGGTAGCTAGGCTTTTCGGTGCGAAGAAGGTACTGTTCTTGACTAAGAAGAAGGCTATATCATCAATCCAATCTGACTACAACGACTTCGGTTTTAACAGTTATTATGAAATAACAATCATAAACAACGAGTCACTTCACAAGGTAGAGAACACATCGCAGTACGACTTAATCATCATGGATGAGTCGCACAGGCACGGATCGTTCCCAACGCCATCAGCAGGGGCTAAGTTGTTCAGAGAGAAGTTCAGCAGTAAGCCTATCATTATGCTGTCTGGCACTCCATTCCCTGAGTCATTCTCACAGGCATACCATCAGTTCTGGGTATCAGACTACTCACCGTGGAGAAGATACTCAAAGTTCTATAAGTGGGCCAATGACTACGTCACTCCTGCTCAGAAGAGAATCGGTGCGTTCATGTACAATGATTACTCTAAAGGAATAGAGAGTAAGATAATGGCTGACATATCACATCTGATGATTACGTACACACAACAGCAGGCAGGATTCTCATCTACCATTGATGAAGAGATTGTTCACGTTAAGATGAAACCTCAGACGTATGCCATCATCAACCAGCTGTTCTCAGATAGAGTTGTTGAGGGTAAGGAAGAAGTGATACTCGCTGATACAGCAGCAAAGCTTATGCAGAAGACACACCAGCTGTGTGGAGGTACAATTAAGTTTGAGTCAGGCGCATCGATGGTCCTTGATACTAGCAAGGTTGAGTATATCAGAGAACGATTCAGTGACAATAAGATTGGTATATTCTACGTGTTCAAGGAAGAGCTTATTGCGCTTAAGTCCATATTCCTGGATGATCTAACTACAGACATCGATGAGTTCAATACTGGAAAGTTTAAGGCTATTGCCTTACAAACAGTCTCTGGTCGTGAGGGTATATCCTTAAGAAATGCAGACTACCTAGTGTTCTATAACATCATGCACAGTGCTGTGAGCTATTGGCAGGCGAGGGATCGTATGACTACCATTGATCGACTAGACAATAAAGTGTTCTGGATATTTGCTGAGGACGGCATAGAGGACAAGATATATAAGGTTGTGAAGTCCAAGAAAAAGTACACAACAAACATATTTAAGAAAGACTACAGTGTTGTGTAAACAAATTTGTTTATTAACTAATATTGGCTTAAGTTTGCCGTACTGTGTTGGAATCAAAGATACAAAGCGCACTAATAAAAGATTTGGAGAGTAAAGGCTACTATGTCATTAAGCTATCCGTAACTAACAAGAACGGAATCCCTGACATACTAGCACTGCCTCCAGGGTGCAACGCTGAGTTCTATGAGGTTAAACAGAAGGGAAAGCAACCTAAGCCAATTCAAAAATTCAGAATTAATGAAATTAAGCGAGGAGGATTTGGAAAGGCATTTATCCATGATGGGGACACAAGAGAGGCGTAGCTACTTGGCGTACTTAGACTTCAAAGAAGGTATGATAATTACCGAGATATCTAAGAAGCATAAGATACATCCAAACTCGTTTTACTCTTGGTTTAAGAAGTTCATGACTGCTGAGGCTAGCAAGTTCAAGGCTATCCTAAATGGCAACAAGAACACCCCTTACTACGATAATGAAGATGACTACTGTGCAGACAGAGTATATAACTGGGAAGATTTAAGTGACAAAGAAAAGAGATTCTATGAAAAATACGAGAATAAAAATAAAAGACAATATACCTAACTATATGTGGTACAGCAATATATCTGGAACAGTGTTCGATGTTCATGGAACATCTGACTACAATGACATCTATCTCGTGGAGTACAACGGAAATGTAATGTACGTGTACATGGAGGACTGTGTTGAAGTTGATGAGAATGAGTCAGATACTCACTACGACAACAGCAACGGAAGCATATACAAGTTTGCTACTGATCAACAGTTAAATTCATGGGAGTTCGACATCATTAAACGTGTCACAAGATGCAGGAAGAAGGGTCAGTTCAAAGAAGACCTGGAGAAGACAAAGAGAGTAATTGATTTATATTTAAAGGAATACAATGACGGAGGAAGGGATTAAGCTGATGATGATAACAGCTGTTGGACCAGTGCTCGCTGATTTCATCGATGATCTTATCGAGAGTGGGAGGTTTAAGAATAACATAAAGTATAAGTTCCAGAACACAGCATCACAGATACGTAGCATAGATGAGTACTTCATGAAGGACGCTACTATTGAAGAGTCTGAAGAGCAGATATCACTTCAGAGGTATTTTAGACAATGGGTAAAACACATACATGAGCAAAGCACTTTACATAGTGGACATAGCGATCACAGCCAGGAGGAAGAGGGAGATCAAGAGAATACATAAGCTGTCTCATCCAGTCATCCTAGATGACACTGCACGCATACCTAAAGAGGACGAAATGCAGCAATTAAAGATGATGACAAAGGACTCCATTAAGAAATTTGAGGAGTGGACATTCACCTACGAAGTGCTTAAGCATAAGTTCAGCAGCAATTTATATAATAATAAAATTGTTAACTACAAATAAAAGGCATACATTTGTCAGCAAAGTTTGGCAATGAATGGCAACCTAGTAACCTACGTTAATTCAGTTATGGACGAGTTCAATGAACTTGGTGCAGATCTGTATGAGTCCATGATTGATATGGATAACGATAGTGTTAACTCTACAGTCATCAAGCTGAAGAAGTTACTGAGTGACGTACAACGATCCTACCATGAAGAATGAAATCAAAAGAGCTATTGAGATATACCAAATCGGTGAAATAAAAAAAGCTGATGTAGCCAGAATGGTTGCAAAAGAGTTTGATAAGAAATACACGGATGAATATAGAAGAGCACTTTCGTACCACCTTAAGAAAGTGGATGACAACGAATTCATAAATGAGTGTGATAAGATAGGCATAGACCCATCGGATGTTAAACACTACTGGTACAAAGGCAAGCATTTTTCTATCAACGTAAAAGGCAACAACACAGAGTTCAAGTACGAAGATTTTAAAAACGACCTTATTGGAGAAATATCTAAATGGAGTCCGAGCTACCCGAAGATATCTAGGGAGAAGCATACTGATCCTCACTGTATGGTCTTTAGCCCTGCTGATATTCATATTGGCAAGCTGTGTTCTTCCCTTGAGACTGGTGAGTCGTATGATCAACAGATTGCTGTCAAGAGAGTAATGGATGGCCTTAGAGGCATTATCAACAAGTCATCTGGGTTCAGTATTGATCGCATAATATTCATAGCAGGAAACGACATACTACACACCGATACACCTAGGAGGACTACTACGTCAGGTACACCTCAAGATACAGATGGAATGTGGTACGACAACTTCATAACAGCTAAGAAGCTACTAGTGGAAATAATTGAGACACTAGTACAGGTAGCAGATGTTGAGGTGCACTACAATCCGTCTAATCACGACTATATGAGTGGGTTTATGCTGCTTGACTCTATATCATCCTGGTTTAGGAAACATCCACAGGTTATGTTCAATAGCGATATGTCACACCGTAAGTATACTGTATATGGTAATAACCTGCTTGGTATGACGCACATGGATGGAGCAAAGCCTCAAGACCTACCACTACTAATGGCTCATGAAGCAGCAGCATATTGGGCATCGTGTCCTCATAGATACATATACGGACACCATATACACCACAAGACATCTAAGGACTATATGTCTGTATGCGTAGAGACACTTCGTTCACCTAGCGGTACTGATGGCTGGCATCATAAAAATGGGTTTCAACATGCGCCAAAAGCTATAGAAGCCTTTATACACCATAAATATCATGGACAGGTAGCTAGATTAACACATTTATTTTGATTTCATATATAATTTTACTATATTGATTACATGAAAGAATGTAGTATTTGTAATGAAATTAAAGACATAGATCTATTTGTTAAAAGAAACAATAGAAAATCTAATGTTCAGCCATACTGTAAGGAATGTCATAATAAAAAAACTAGAAAAAATTACTCATCAATTTCAATGAAAAATTATGATTTAAAAAAGAATTATGGAATTGATATTGATTATTATGAAGATTTATTCAGAAAACAAAATGGATGCTGTAAGATATGTAATCTACACTTGTCAGATATTAACATGAAGCATAAAAAAAATTTATGTGTTGATCATTGCCATAAAACAAATAAAATAAGAGGTCTTCTTTGTGATAAATGTAATAGAGGTATAGGATTATTACAAGATGATTATAAAATACTGTTTTCTGCATATAAATATTTAAAGGAAACACAACAATGATTATAACACATCTGTTCTAATGGTGACAATTGAAGAAATGAAGAGAGTAGTCGAGGACTACATCTATAAACGTAAGGGCGTTCGTGTTCGTATAGAGATACGATACCACCCATTTATATTTCAGTCAGACATAGATAGAATTCATTACTGCTACAATATAGCAGTAGATTATAAGGAGTAACAATCTCTACTTATATATCTTTTCTGCCTTTATTCCTTTCTTAATCTTAGCTAAATCATCAGCGTATACTTCGCCTTGTATCTTTCTAAGTTTAGAGTACTCAATTGACTGCTCTTTAGTTAGGCCTCCTTTAGATTCAACCCAATCTATCTCCTCTAGTACATTATCTATCTTCATCTTACTCTTAAGAAGATCCATTTTGTAACCATCTACATCACCAGTCTCTTTCTTTATCGTGTTGTAGTCTTCCAACTGATTTTCACTTATAGCTTTTTTCTCAACGTATTTCTTAATTGACATTGCCCCAGAGTTAAACTCTCTTGATAGAAGACCTAAGTTATACAACGTACTTAATGTAGTTGCAATTCCCATTGCAGTTTTATCTTCAGGTAGTATAGATTTTTCTACTTCTTTACCGTTAAACTCTTTCTTGAACTTACCAGTAGATGTCATAGCAATCATATCATAAAGTTCAATTGATTTGTCTATTACTATAGTAGCTGTTCCAAGATCAATCCACTGTTTAGTACCGTACTCTTCAAATACC